GCCACGGATGAGACCACGAATACCCGCGTATCGGCGACTGAGGTTGCCGCCGATGCTGGCAATCAGCGCGCGCAGCAACTCCTAGACGCCGAGAATGAGGCACTGATCCAGCGGGCGCTAGAGGCCGAGGCGGCCGAGGAGCGGGCATTCTTTGAGGCTCAGCAGGCCCGCAATCAGGCGGGAGTAGAACGCCAGAGGCGGGCCGAGGGGCGGCGCGCAAGGGGTGCGCGCGGTGGCGGCCGAGGGCGTGGGACGGCGGCCGCTGCATCCGCGGGTGTTACGTCCAATGTCACCTTTGAAGACGTGCTGCGCGGTGTCATTGGCGGCCGCGGCGATGAGATCGCCAGGAACATCAGCGGCCTTGCTGCACGGACTCCAAGGGCGGATCAGATCAAGCCTACCGTCGCTGTTACCTTCTTTAACTTCGACGTAACGCAGAACATCACGGGCCAGGGAGACCCCGCCGAGATCGGGCGCCAATCCGCACAGGCGATCCGGCAAGAGTTCCGCGCCCAAAATGCCCGCACGGCCACGACGCTATCGTCTAATATCGTGAGGTAGGAATGGCCAGCGTACTTCAAAATCCCGCGCTGCTTGGCCTTATTGGCCGATCAACTGCGTCATTCTTCGCACTGGACCCGACGGGAACCACGCCGATTGAAGTGCTTCCTGATCTGGTTCCTGGCGTCACGCCGCTGCGCATTACCTTTGACCTCATCGACCAAGAGTCGTTCGTTGAGGAGTGGGATGTCACCGAGAACTCCTTGCAGGATTTCACGGACATCACGAGTAACATTCGGCGCCGGCTTAGGTCCCTAAGCATTACAGGAACACTGTCTTCGACGCCGCCCGGCCCCGCGTTCGGTGTACCTCCGCCGCCCACGCCCGCTGGGCTGCGCGTCGATCTTATCCGCGCCCAGGCGCTATCCCAGCTCGCGGCAAGGCGACGACCCGTTGCCGTAGTTACCCCGCGCGTGTCCCTTCCACGTGCCGTGTTCACGTCGATCTCCCGCCCATGGAGCCCGGACAACGGGCAATCTACAATCATCACGGTCACGCTCAGGGAAGCGCGCATTGTCAGCCCGATCACGGCCGATGCGATTTCCCCCGACTTTGGCGCCCAGGTGCCAGGGAACAATCAGGCCACGGGCGGCGGGCAGCAGGCCGGGACCGAGGTGACAACCCAAGTCGTAACCCCATCCGGGACCACTGGCGTCCCGCCTGTAGTGACCCCGCGATGAGCGTCATCGAGATCCAGGTTCAGCCCGCGGCGACGGTGAGTAGGTTTGAAACCTCAATCGTGCTCGAGGGCGTGCGGTATACGTTCGCGTTCTACACGAACACCTTTGACGACTCGTGGTATCTGGACCTTACCGACGACTCGGACACGCTAAGGCTTGCCGGTATCGCGCTGGCGGGCGGTATCGACATCCTGTACCCATACCGGCATCTGCCCGTGCCGCCTGGGGCCCTATTCGTGAACGACCAAGCGCAGATCCGCCGCGATCCCGCGGTGGACTCATTCCAAGAAAAGCAAGTGGCGCTTTATTATGTTACCTCGGATGAGGCGTTTTGAATGGTCGCCGTCTACCCAGAGTTCCTAAACGTTACGAGCCTAGTAACGATCGGGAGCGCCCCCCCGGTGACGGTCCAAAACCTCACGGGCGAGGGCTTGCGGGTAACGTGGGAGATCAACAAATCAAACAGTTCCGAGCCCGATAACGGCTCGGTAACGATCTACAACCTGCAGACGGCAAGCCGGAAGATCCTGGCCGCAATCGTTCCGACGCTCCCCGCGTTCGGATTCCGTGCGTCTGTCAGCATCGGGTGGGGTGATACCCTGAATCCGGGCCTGGGATTCGTGCCACCGACGCAGGTGATGTCCGGCCGCATCTGGAGTATCACGCCTGAACTCAAGGAACGGACCGACGTGCTGACCGTGGTCGAGTTCGGCGACGGGCTAGTTGAGCAGCGGGACGCGGCACCGTCTGGCACAAGCCTGGGGTTTGCTCAGTTGCTCACATGGTCCGCCCTAGTGGGCTTTGTCGTGACCGAGCTCGGCCTCACCCTGTCGCCTGCAGCCGCGCCCGTGATCGATGCAGCGGCCGCGGCCCGTGGGCTGCCGTCGTTCGGTGGGGCGAACGCCATCATCGGCGATCGTGAGGTGCGTGAGAAGCTAGACAACATCTTCGATACGCTGCGCATCGGATACACGGTAGACAATGGCGTGGTGCGGGTGTTCGACCCGTCCGGGCTGCGCAACGACCTTCCGCCCCAAGTGCTAACGCCCCTGTCGGGACTACTAAGCTTTGCTCAGACAGACGACGGGGGCGTTGAGTTTGAGGCTCTGGCCAACCCCCTGCTTGCGCCAGGGGCTCAGGTGACGATTGTGGGCGACGATGGCATCGCCCAGGGCGGCGGCCCCTTGCGGCTGGAGTCGATCCAGTTCCGCGGGGACAACTACGCGCAAAGCCTTATGACGGGCGTTGCGAGAAAGTTTGCGCCGCTATGAGGAGTAGTTGAATTGCCTGGACGCGAAAACGCCGCACCTAGCCCCTACGAGTTGCCCAAGGACGCCAGCATGGCGGACATCGCGCGGCAGATCCAGCGGCTCACCAAGTTGTCGATCCGCACGCACACGCCCGCTACGATCGTGACCTATGACCCGGCGCGGCAGGTGGCGACCCTCACCGTAGACCACCGTCAGGCCGTCAAGGTCGTGGACGAGGTGCAGCTAGCCCGCGTCGCCGCCAAGGGTGCGACGGTCGTAGGCGTCCCGCCTAACGCCGTGGCCACCCTGCCGCCTCTAAGGCTCGTAGACATTCCCGTGGTGTTCCCGAGGACTCAAGCGGGATACGTCACATTCCCGCTAGCCGCGGGCGACACGGGGCAACTGCACGTAAGCGACCGTTCCCTAGCTCAGTGGCGGGCCCTGGGCGTGCCGTCCGACCCGCTTCTCAGCGAGACGCACAGCCTCGCAGACGCGGTCTTTTACCCGGGCCTCAGCCCCGCAGCCCGGCCTATTGTGCCGCCCACGGACATCGCTGCGACCGTTGTAGAGGGCCCGCTTGTAAAGCTGGGCGTCGGCGCTACGGATTTCGTCGCACTCGCCTCACTTGTGATTGCGGCGTTGCAGCAAATCCACACCGCGTTCAATGCACACACCCACGCAACCCCAAGTGGCACCTCTGGGCCGCCAGTGCCCGTGCTCCCGGCGAATCCTCCGCCCGTGGGCGCCAGCAAAACCCAGGCGGTTTGATCGATTGTGATAGTATCCGAACGGGCCGCGCCAAATGGACCTAAAGCTTACAGATTACGATCTTGAGATCGTCAATGGCGACCTTTCATTTGTGCGCGGCGCCGAGGCGATCACGCAGGATATCCAAATGCGCCTACGCACATGGCTTGGCGAGACGCCATACGACCAAGCCGCGGGCGTTCCATATATTCAAGTGATCTTCCAGCGCGGCGTTGAGTTGGACGCGGTGCGCTTCATCCTCGAAAACCGCATTCTCGATACGCCTGGGGTCGAGCAGGTGACAAGCCTTGACCTTGAACTAGACGCTCGCACTCGTGTCCTGTCCGTATCTGGCCGCGCCCTGCTCGAGGGTGACATTGAGATCGACTTTTCTGCACTGATTGCCCAAGATGCCCCTCTCACTCAATAGCGCAGGACTGCAGACGCAGACTCAAGAGGAGATCCGCGATGAGCTAGTCGCGGAACTCCAATCTACGTTTGGTGTGAACATCAATACGAACACAAGCAGCATCCTGGGGCAGCTTGTGAACATTTCGGCCGAGTTCATCGCGCGCAATCAGCAGGAACTTCTAGCGGTATATCGGTCGTTTGACCCCAACGGCGCGATCGGCGTAAGCCTGGATCAGCGCGCTGCGCTAACCGGCTCGATTCGCAACGGAGCCACGTTCTCTGTAGTCGAGGGCGATCTAGAGTTTGCCGGCATTGGAACGATCAACAACGGAGATCTGATCCAAAACACGGACAACCAAACCATTTGGGAGCTCGTGAATGGGCCCTTCACCTCGGTCGGCCCGTTCCCAGAGACCATCTCCGGCGCTCAGTTCCAGGCTGTAGATCCCGGCGAGGTTGTGGCGAATGCGGGCACTACCTGGGCGCTTGTCACCGCTGTCCCGGGGCTTTCCTCATTCGATAACCCCGCGGACGATGCCAACCTAGGATCGCTGCAGGAGTCCGATCCAGACTTTCGCACGCGCCGGAACACGGAGCTGTTTGCCCGTGGCCAGGGGCCGCTTGCCGCGATCACGGCTGTAGTCTCTCGCGTTGACGGCGTGCTTTCTGCCCGCACCTACCACAACCCAGACGTAAACCCTGCGGACGCAGACGGCATCCCGTTTAAGGCTTTTAATGTCGTTGTGGAGACGCAGCCGAGCCCGCCGCCCGCCGCTTTGCAGCAAAGCATCTTTGACGCGATCTGGAGTGTCACGGGCGCCGGTGGCGAGTCGTTCGCCCTCCCTGGCGCAACGGCATTCTCTGGCATCGTGGTTGACAGTGAGGGCACGCCTCAGCCCGTCGAGTTCAACATCGTAGACAACGTCGATGTCTTTATCACGGTGGACTTGGTGAAGGGCACTTCCGAAAACGCAATCACGCCGAACATTGACGTGGTGGTTCAGCAGGCGATTTTGGATCGTGCCCTGGCGAACTGGGCTGTCGTTGGGCGTGATGTCCTGTCGTTCGATGTAATCGGTACAGTCAACGATCTAATCCAAGAGGGCCAGATCAGTGGCGTCGATCAAGTGCGCGTGCAGGTGTCGCGGACGGCTCAGCCGCCTTCGCCGATCCTCACGACCGCCGATCAAAAAGTCGATATCGCTATTCGTGAAAAGGCCGAGTTTGACTCGGTGGCGATTCAGGTATTCGAGGTGGCCACCTAATGCTTTGGGGGCTTGGCAGCACGTGGGGGCTTAGCAGCCTGTGGGGCGCCGCGGGAGGGCCGGGCCCGCAGGAGTTCTGCGATCTCGCCGATCAGCGGGTTTTGGTCCAGATGGACGATCAACCCGGGAATCGGAACTTCCGCGATCTGGTCTGCGTGCTTGTAAAGCCACTGGGCACCTTTCGTGATGTATGCGTCGAGATCATTGATGGCGCGTTCGATCTAGACAGCACCACGGGTGCCGGCCTGGACACCATCGGCGAGATCGTGGGGCTTGCCCGTGAGGGCGAGGCGGACGATAGATACCGGACGCTACTGCGAATCCAGATCGAGCTCATCCTGAGCAGCGGGCGGGAGGGCGCCGAGTGGACCGGGACCAGCGAAAACATTCTTAGGATCTGCCGCCTGTTCATTGGTGACACCCCGGGCCAATCCGTGGTGCTAATCAACACTCCACCTTACGACTTCACGTTGGGCGTTCCGACAATCACGCTAGCCAACGCCGATAGGCTATTCCGATTCTTGTGCAAAGCACTCTACGCGGGTGTGCTCGGCAACGTGAAGTTCGCTCTGCAGCCCAACAGCCGATGGGATAGCGTGTCGGTCCCCGTCGCCCAGGGCGGCGTTTACTGCAGCGTATCGGTCCCCGTGCCAGGGTGCGCCCAGTTCGGGACCGTGCGAACGATCGGCAACTGCAAACCATAAGGACGCGAGA